TTCATTCCCCCCTCGCTTCCTGCGGCGGTCCGCCGCCCTCATCCCACGATAATGATTCTCTTGCCCCAGGGCGCCGGCTCCGGCACGTTGTAGATCAGCGCCCAGGCATGAACCAGGCCGGGAAGATTCATGGACGGGAATAACTGCCAAAGCCCCGATGCTATCCGCCTCAATCCGAACACATCCAACCCTTCGGCGCTGCCCTCCGGCCCGTTTTCAGAAACCCGTACCTTGAGCACCGTGTCCGGAGTAAAGCGAATGATGAGAGATCCCTCGCCCTCCGTGCTACAGGCGAGGTCTTCCCCTTCATAGCCGACCAGCGTCAGCACGTAGCGGAGGAACATTTGACCAATTGGGAGGGTCACGTCACCGAACTGTTCCTCCGCGCCATCACACCAGTCCATAAATTCCGTGATAGTTCTCATGCTCGCGCCTCCTCTCTTGGCGGAGCCTCTGGTTGCAGCCGAAACACGATGCCGCGCCGGTGAAGTTCACTCTTTGAAAGCACGTCACATTCCCCATTGAAATCACGCCCTATCCACTCGAGCTGCACGCAGCCTCCTGCCAGCTCCCACACGACGGCAAGGGCGGCTACGGCCTGCTGATGGATCGGCACGTACAGCCCTCCGTGGACTTTCCACTTTCGCTTGAGCTGCATGATGACCAGCTTTGAATCCCCCCGGATGATGACCGGCCCCCGCAGGCCCGCCCGCTGACGCCGTCCGATCTCGCGCAGCAGTTTGAGCGCCGCCGTGTACTCACCGACGTTGTTTGAAGTCTCCGGTGACGCCGGAACGTAGCCGCTCATGCTCCACACTGGCTGCCCGTCCAGCTTCAACAGACAGCCCCACCCGATATGCCCGCCCGGATTGACCGGCTCGCAGGCCGCGTCGAACCACCCCTCGGCAAGCGCCATTGCCCCCCCTCGCTGATTTATTTCTTGGTCTTCCGTCCCGTCTTCTTCTTCTCTTTCCCTTTCAGCCCGGGCTGCGCAGCCGGCTCTTCAGGTGCTTCGGGTGCGCTCCCTTCCTCATCGATGATCCGCTGATTGCGCGCATCCTGGGATTCCGGCGCAGCCTCTTCCAGCGGGAGCTCGCCTTGCAACTGTTCGAGCTGCATGAGCAGATCATCCCCGAAGTTCTTGACCGCCCAGGCGCCCGCATCATCGAGCGGAATGGTGAAGGTAAATTCCAGCTCGACGCCCGTCCCCCGATCTCTCTTGATCGTCCCGGCCTGGGTTGCCGTCTCGCGGTTGAGCGTGAATCCTGTCAGCTCTTTCGGGTTGAACAGCCGAACCGACCCCGTGCCCGAGCCCGCCTGAAACTGCACGCGGATGTTGACCAGCTTCTGCTCCGTGGTGATGGCATCCAGCGCCGTGTCTTCGGTCATCAGCTTGTATGCCTGGAGCAGCGGAGGCTTCAGGCTTGCCTTCCCGTCCAGCTTCATCGTGAGAACGAGCGTGGCCCACTTGCCCCCCTCGGAATCCGTCTTGAGCCGGACCTTTCCCAACCTCACATTGAGTTGCGTGTTCATCGCGAGCATAATTTCCTCCTCAGGTCCGGCCGCCTTCTAACGATCAGGCCCGGCAGCCGCGGCCTTCGCATCGTAATCAAACCCCGCTACCGCCCTATTCTCGAACTTGACGTAGGGCCGCAGGAACATCAACGTCGCGTCGCCCACTGGCCCATTACGCTGCTTCGCGATGTTGACCCCAATCTCTACCCCTTCGGTTATTCCAAGCTCTTCGTCCTCCGGCTCTCCCCGGAAAGCTTTGGGTGGGAAACGGAAAAGAAAGATCACCGTATGCGCGTCCTGCTCAATCGCTCCCGACTCGCGCAGATCAGAGAGCATGGGCTTCGGCCCGCGCCGCTGCTCGGGAGGGCGGGAGAGTTGAGAGATCGCCACGACGGGACGCTTCAGCTCTCGCGCCATATTGAGAAGGCCATGCGAGACGTTGGAAACTTCCTGCGTCCGGTTCTCGCCTGTCCCCCTAATCAGTTGCAGATAGTCCGCAATGATCAGCGCCACGTCATGCTCCGCCACCAGCCGGCGCGCCTTCGCCCGCATCTCCATGATCGATATGCCGGGCGTATCGTCGATATAAATCCGGGCCTCCGCCAGCCGCCCGAGCGCTGCCGTCATCCTGCCCCAGTCATCTTTTGATGCAAAGCCTGTCCGCAGCTTATGACTATCTACCTGTGCCTCCGAGCAAAGCATGCGCAGGACCAACTCCGAACGCGCCATCTCCAGGGAGAAAATCCCGACGCCCTTTTGCTGTTTCATCGCGACGTGCGCAGCGACATTCAGCGCCCAGGCCGTCTTGCCCACTGAGGGCCGGGCCGCCACTACGATGAACTCCTGATTGCGCAGGCAGCCGAGCATCCCGTCCAGGTCGATAAAGCCCGTTTCAACCCCGTCCCCCGTCCCGCCCCGCTCAAATATCCGATCAATCGTCCCGAAGCTTTGCTGCATGGCCTGGCGCAGGGTAACGAAGCCGGTGCTGACTCGCTCCTCGGCCAGCTCGAAGAATTGCTGCTGCCCCATTTCGATAAGCGTCTTGGAGTCATCAGCCCCTTCCAGGGCTCGGGCCATCAGGTTGCTTGCAACATGGATGGCACGCCGTAGCGTGGACTTCTCTTTCACGATCCGGCTGTACTCCCCCACCGCCGCCGTCGTCCCAATGGGCACCCCGTCCGTCAGGCTGGCAATGTACCCGGCTCCCCCGGCCTTCTCCAGACAGCCATCCCGCGACAGAACTTCCCCCAGGGTTACGAAGTCAATTGCCTGGCCCAGCTCCCCGAGGTCAATCATGCGCTGAAAGAGCAGCCCATGCGCCTCCCGGTAGAAGTCTTCGGGAGCCACGCCCAACTCCAAAGCGATATCGAGCGCCCCTAAGTCCAATATAACGGACCCAAGGAGCGCCCTTTCTGCTTCAGCATTGTTCGGCATCGTGCGTTGCTCATCCGGTGCCGGCGCTTGTTTATGGGGTTTTGGGCTTGCCATCGCTGGCCGGGCCGTCCATCCCGGCACGTCGCGCTTCTGCTGCGGCGTTCTCCCTCTCATACTGCGCGAAAATCTTCTTCGCGGTTGGTGTCCGTGACATCATCAGAGGAAGTGAAGTAATCCGGCTTTCATCTTCTACGGTCTGCCGAATGTCCGCCACCGTTGGAAAGAATTTCCCCCGCTGTAAATACTCCTCACAAGCACTTTCAAAGGCTGCCACACTAAGATCCCCCAGCGCCTTCAGCCAGATATCAGGAAGCATCTCCCCGATCGTCTGATTGTGGAAGTTTTGGGAAAAGATCGCCTGCCACCGGTTGATGACGCGCAAGTGCAGCTTCAAAGACTTTGGTGTTATGCTCACTGGCCTGCTGAGCTTTGTTTTTGAATCCATATCCGCCCTTCCTCTGCTTCTGAAAGTGTTTCCAGGTTCGGACTGCCGCCTTCCAGCTTTTCATTTGCGTGCGCTGCCCGCTTGGAATCCAACCCCTCGTTTCATGGTGATCGATAAATGCCTTGGCTTCCGCCTCCGGATTTTCCACCCCTTGCTCTACCATGTAGGTGCTCACTTCCTCTTCTGTGGGGGGTGCAAAGTTCTTCAGTAAGGGCTTACTAAGAGAAGTACTTGACGGTTCATTTGGTTCATTACGGTTCGGGTGCAATTTCTGGCGCAAATCTGTGCCAGGAATTGCATATGCAGGAACCTGCACCCCCCCTATATCTGTTGATTCCATAAGCATTAAGGGTAAGGAGTAGATGTTTGTTCCGTGGGGTCCAGCTCCCTTCTCAATTTTGAGCTCCCCCGTCAGACGGAGGGAATCCACGATATCCATAACCCTCCTTGGCTTCAGCCGGGATTCAAAGGCAAGGCGTTCATAACTTGGGAAACTATTGGTGCCATCGGAGTGGGCATGATTGGCAATCATGAGAAGAACCACGAAGTTACTACCTCTTTGCCGGGATTTTTCGATGACCCAACTTAGAGCCTGAACGCTCATCTGTTCCGTCCCTCCAATCAGGGCAGGGTAGCCGGGGTGATTGGCCCCCGGCTCCCCTCTGGCCACGTCTCCGGTCGGGCGACCTTTGACGCAACCGAACTTTACTAAAAGTCGAAAGTCGCCGCAAGCACTTTCAGCAATAAAAGAATTCTTTTTTCGCGCGCTCACTTTTGGCATTTATGGTCTCGCAGGACATCCCGTACGGCTTGACTTCTCCATTCCTTCAACTCAGGCTGCTCCATGACGTAGCGCACCAGGGCCGTGAAGACTTCGGCCTCGAGGAAGATCGTGTTGCTTGGATCATCCTCTTCGCCGTTCTCCGTGGTGAGCCTGAGCCCTGGCGCATCCACATCCACGTACACGCTATCCCCCAGGTAGGCTTTCATCCGCGTCCCCTCCCTTCTCTCGTAACGGATACTTCGCCATCAACGTCAGGAGCGCCGGCTTCACGATCTCGAAATTCTCCGTATCGGCGAACCCGCAGCAGTCAAGAAACGACCGGAGAAATGCGCCGGGGTTCTCGGCCAGCTTCTCGACGACGTAATAGTGCATCTGCGGATACTGTTGTAGGTTTGCCATTTCAGAGCTCCTCTCTCAGCATCATGATCACTTTCGCCAGGAACTTCCCGTAGGCGGCCCTGAATTCGTCCGACGACCCAGCTTCCACGGGGAACTCCGCAGGGCAGGCATAGAAGGTTCTGCCCGTCTCTGTCACCACGGCGCGCCAGTCGCTCTTGACTCCGGCGACGCTCTTCTGAATCTTCCCGCACATAAGGCAGGTCATCACCTCCCCCATGAACGTAAATGTTCCGCTAAGCTTACGCAGGTTGCCGTTGCCGCCCATCATCACCCCCTTCATCCTCGTCGCACCGGCACGAGTTACCGGGTGATGACAGGGCCTTTACAAAACAAGAAGGACTTTCCATCATAGAGACATTCCCCCTTACTGCCCAGGCCCATGACTTTCGTGCGGTGAATGGATACCGTCTTGCGCAACTCGATGTCGAGCAAGCCCAGATCCTCCCCTTCGCCCGCATAGAGGAGGCGCCGCGCGCCCCCTCTGAATTTCACTTCCCATTGTTGCAATCAGATAATCGCCATAAATACCTCTCTTAGCGTTGTGTGAGCTTCGGCTCTGGAATAACCGTCACTCCGGGGACCTTGAGCTGCATTCCCTGAAGCCGCGCTTCAGCCCGAAGCCGGGGGTAGCTATCCGGGTCATACATCTTGTCATTCTGCGGCAGCAACCATGCAGCCGGAATCTCATGGGGGTTATCAATCCGAAGCGTATAGTGCGTCGTCCGGCCCTGTCCTGAAATCTTGGGCGTTTGTGCCTGTGCCACGGCAGGCGCGACCATACGAGGAGGCAGAGGCGGGGGGGGCGGTGGCGCCTCGATAACAACTGGCGCCGCTTTCTGCTCTTCCAACTCTTTAACCACGTCATTGATGAAGCCAAACGGCATATCCAGGGTCTTTGCCGTTTCAATGGCTTCCGCAAGCTCTCTTTCCTGCTTCTCCTTCTCTTCTTCCATAAGCTTTTCCCGCAGCCGCATTTCCAGGGCTCGGACTTCCGGTGCCGTAACCTCATCGAGTGGATGGCTTAAGAGGGCCTGACAGGATTCAAGCTTCTCTCCGTGTTCACAGAGTTGGTTAATCCAGTGCCGCGCGGCCTCCGTGCGTACTGCCTGCTCCTGCCGTAGCGTTTCCAGCCGCTCCGCTTCTTGCTTCCTGGCTCGCTGCTCATCATCCCAGGTGAGGATGGCCCTTTCGAGTAGGCTTCGCGCTGCTTCAATGCGTCCTGAAACTTCGGACCGCCCCTGTGTCGTTGCCTTGTGCAGCTTATCGAGCAGGGCAGAGAGCGGCGCGTACAGATCATCTACCGATTTCGTCCCAATCGTCGTCTCTGCCGCAACGGCTACCCTTTGCCCTGCCTCATCCATGATGCCCATCGTCACCCGCACCCGCAGCCTGCCCGGCTCAGTGGGATCGCCCTTCGTCGTAATGAGCCCCCGGAGAGCCTTCCGGTGTTCGGATGCCTTGGTGTAGCTTTGCCCGTCCGTGATGGTCTGGTAATCAATGGCCTGTTCAATGGCCGTGTCAATCGTTTCATGGAGCGCTGTCCCGACGGATTCAGTAATGGCGTTGGCGAGCTCGGCCAGCGCACCACTGGTGATCACAATGGGCTGAGGCCCAACCGGAGCAACGACCACGGCCGGCAAGGTTTCAACCTTCTCTGTCCTGTTTTTTTCTTTCACGGTTTTTGCCACTGGTGTTTCCCCCTGTATGGTCGCGGCGGGCGTCGTCTGCCGCTCGCGCTGTTCTAGCTTCTGATGAACCAAGCTGATAGCTTTGTCAGCTATCGATCGGTTCATGTGCATGGGCAATCCGTCCGCATTGATGAAGCCAAAGGCCCTGAGATCATCATCCGAGAGCCGGGAGAGCAAGGCCATTTGGACGCTTCCCCAGTACCTGCTCAAACCTTCTTTCTGCACGCTGAGTCCTCCTTTCTAAGGTAAAGTCTTGACCAAGGACTCTGTCTCGAGTACACATTCCGCCATTCTTAAAAGTAGCTCGTGATGCAGCTCAACCTCGTTCATTCGAATGAGATCTGGATGTTGCTGCCTCCACTCAAAAGCTTTCATCGGGCCGGCTCGCGTTCGCAGTGCCTCGACGATTTTTCGTAGCCGTGCTTGAGCTTCCATACCCCTCCTTTCATTCTCCGTAGGCGTTCCGGTTCCAGACCGCGATATTAAGGCTCTGCCGGAAGATAGCGAAGTCCATAGGGTCAACGTAGGGAATCAGTTTGTAGGTTCCGTTGACGAAGAGCTGCGCGACCCATCGGTGGTATTTGAAGGGTCGTACCCGCGGAGGGCCAAGGTTGGCCACCGTCGCCATCTCCTGCCCGGCCAGTTGCACGCCCCAATAAGCCTCTTTCAATTGTGGAGTTTTCAGTTCAATCAGCGCAGGCTCTCCGCGCCGCAGACCTTCACGATCGATTGTCGTCGCAAAGAGGGTGATTTCGAGCTTGGCAAAGAAGCTGTGCTCAACCAGGTGAATGATGATCTCCTGCTCCTCTTTACAGCGTTCCCAGGCATGACAGAAACCGCGTACTTCATGGCTGACGGCATCATAGGGTTCAATCCACTCCCGGGGCGCCGTATCCCAGGTTTTCCCGTTGCAGTCGAGGATGGCGCAAGCCTGATGAACCGCCGAGCCAATCTTTCGCCTCCTATCCCAACTGCGCTCGTTCCCGCTCCATCGCCGCACTCGCGTTGCGGAAAGTGCCTCGGTAAGGCTGACCACACGAATGCCGTCCTGATAGTATCCCCCCTCTGGCCTTGCCATATTCTCCCCCTCTGTTCTGCTGTTTCAGTGTACTGGTGAGGCGGCCCGTCCGACCGCCTCATCAGCCCAATCTATACAACCGGAGTAAAGCCTGCCTTTTCCGGGCCTTCCTTGAGCTTGATGAGCAAGCCTTTGAAATCCGCGTTGCGGATTTTCGTTACGGAATCAATGCCATATTCTTTCTGAAGCCACAGATGAAGGGGGTCGTCCGGAACAGACTTCCCGGAGGCGGCCCACTTCCTCTTTCGTGCAAGTTGCCAGACCAGACCTTTTTCGGAGTCATCAATGAGCCCCGAAGTCTTGCCGTTGCCCGGCGAGGCCACAGCTTCGGGCGCCGTCGCGGCCAGCGGTGCTTGATTCGTGCTGGAGGCAGGAGCGTTGACGGGAGGTTTATCCTTGGGCGGAGCCTCAGACTTCCCGATATATTCTGCCCAGGTTGAGTTACCATCCTCGATGCTCTTATAGATTCCGCGAAGCTTCTTGATTTCAGCCGGAGACGCGGAGGCCAGCCCATGTTTGAGGTAAGCCTCCAATTCAGCTACCGGAACCCCAATCGCATCAAAGGCCGCAATAATCCGCTTCTTCTCTGCGTCCGGATCCTTCCGGGCTTCCGTCGAGAGCGTCTTTTCGACTTCCGCCATGGCATCATCAATGAAGTCGCTTGGAATGAGCTGCAGGAGCGCATTGCGGACCAGGAAGGCTCCCCGGCGTGCCGTGGCCTCCCGAAGTCCGCGCTCATTGAGAGGCTTGTATCCGTCGCGCCGGGTGTAGCCAACCTTCGTGAAGGTGTCTTGCCCGGAGACTCGAGTGTTGGTTTCCAGATCATAGCCCCAACCCTCGATGGTGCGGATGTCTTCCCCGTCCGCGATCACGACGAGGCCCCACCGCATGTTGCCCCAAACTCGGGCGGCCTCCCGTGCCAGCTTGACGCTGGGCCCGGTGATGTCCACGTTTTTGCCCTCATCAGAATCGAACCGTGGAAAGGAGTACATCGCATCCTCGGCAAAATTCGTCCTCTGGCAGGCGTGCATGATCTTCTGGTAGGCCGCCTGCTCATTGCGCGGGAACTTCCGCGCCACGATGATAGCGCTCTGGATATCAGCTCGGGCTTCTTCCGCCAGCCGCTCCGGAGCGATCTCTTCTGATGCGCTCACTTGCCGTCCGAGCGCGTCATCCTTCTGTTTCTTCGCTGCCATTGTCTCCCCCTGCCCCCGGATGCTTTACGGCGCTGTCACCCCTTTCAGAGTTCAGCCGCCCTCCGGGTTACTTTTTGTGTCGCTTTAGGAATTCATCAACTGCTCTGCGAACCATGTCCGAGACGTTCCGATCATCAGCCTTGGCCATCACCGTCAGTTGCTCGACCATGAACTGCGGAAGGCGCACGTAAAACGTAGCCATTTTCTCTTTGTACTTCGTGGGTCGTCCTGCCATGAAAGCCTCCTGTGCATATTTATGCACATTAGGACATAGATGTCAACACATATTTCCCTTGCGCAGAGATGACATTCTCTGCTATGAATGCCTTGCACTTGGTCTGTGTGTTTCCCCCTTTGGCGGTCACTCGGGCCCGTCCCCTGAGTGGCCGCCCTCCTCTTTAATCCCGAATCTTTCGCTTGCCGAATTCTCCGGCCGGCGCGGGAGCACCTGACGGAGGGCGCTTCTGAATTTCAATCGGCTGCCGTGGCTTCACGGGATCGATCGTGACGAAGCGTGGTGCCTTCTGGTCTGCAATCTTCTTTTGGACAAGAAGGATATGCCCGCACTTGCCAAGCCGCTTGTAAAGCATGCAGGTGCAAGAGAAACTTCCAGTGTTGGCCAGAAAGACGCTTTGACTGCCTACAATGAATTGCTGCATTTGACTTGCTCCTGATAAAAGCCTGTCCTCCCGGGTGGGGGGGAATGGGGCCGGTCGCAGGGCCGGCCCAGGGGGAAAAGATCAATCATCGCTTCTCAGCTTGCGAATACCCGCCGTCATGGTGTTCAGCATCTCGGATGCCTGCTTAATGACCAGCCCGGTGCGCTCCTTCAGCGTCTCACTCTCACGCAACTGCTCAGGCGTGATCCCCTGCATGAGGTCTTTCAGTTTCCCCGAAGCACTGGCCAGATCAGCATCATCCGTGATGTTGCGAAATTCAAAGGTGGTGAGGAATTCCCGCAGACGGTTGACGGAGCTATCCGTCAATCGCTTGGTCTTGCCGTCTGGTCCCGGCACGAGTGAATCCTTCAGCCGTTCCACCAGGTCAGCCATCCCGACCCGCAGCATGGTGCGCCACTCCTCATAGCTGTCCTGCATCTTCTGCTGGATCTTGTCGCGCTCTTTCTGAAACAGGTCATTGCTCAACTCTTTCAGGCTGGAGGGAGTTGAGAGCGTAACGTAATTCCAGGTCATGCGAAAGCGTGCGCGAACCTGTTCCTGTGTCGGATAATCCGCCTTATTAAACAGCACGCCCAGGGGCTCCCGGGCGGTTTCCAGAAGCTCAGGATATTTCTCCGTGAAGGCATCCGCCAGCAGCTCTCGGCGCCGGCTCAAATCCTGAAGCGCATCTTCAACCTGTCCGATGAGCCCGATGGGCAAAACATGCAGGCCCTTCTCATAGGGCAGGCACTTCGAATCAATGTAGGAGAGAGCATCGGTATCTAACCGGCTGATGGACTTCAGTTCCTCGCTGTCCAGCAGCCGCTTGGTGACAATGATCCGCCGCTTGTCGGCGTCTACCTCAACGCGTGAAGAAGCCACGTGCCGAGTATTCCCGAAC